TCAGGAGCGCTTTATTGGGGATAACGAGTGCATTCCGCGGCACGGAAGTGGGACCGGCCTGATCGGCTTGCGCCAATACAACGTGTTCGCCCACCCCCAAGGAAATCGCGGCTGATAAAGCCGGTATTCCGCCTTGATGAAATTATTGGCTGATGCTGGATTGCCGGTTGTATCTGAAACGACGCAATCCCACCCACAACGGCGGGCTTGCGCTTCCATGGCGCGCATCAGGCGCAATTGTAGTCCGCGACCGCAGTGCGACTTCAGAATACCAACCCTGCAGAAATATCCAGCATTGCGCGCGCGCGTCGATCGAACAAGCCCGGCGAAACCGACCGGCTCATCTCCGCGATAGACAAACCACCAATGGCCCCAATCGAAATCCGGGATAGGGGCACTGTCGAAGAACGTCCGACGGTGGAGATCAGCCAATGTATGAGCGACCTCATCCTCCTCTCCATCTACCGCTCGGATCTTGTACATTGACGAATCCACACACTTTCCCGTTTGACGCAGATCCCCAAGGGCTATCGAGGTAACCTGACTCGGAGGGTGCATTCGGGTGGTTTCACTTGGCCAATATGGCCTTGACTCCGAGCCATACGGCCCCGACCAGACCCGTCGCAATCACTGTGATGACGGCCTTGAAGGTATAGCTCTGGACCTGCTCGACGCTCTTTCGCCAACGCCTCAGGTGCCCAAAATCGGCCCGCAGCTCCCTCCGATCCTCATCCTCGATGCCGAACGATGTCAGGATCGCAGCGATCGCCTTCAGAACGGTCGCTTCGATATGTTCATGCTGCAACCGTTGCTGCTCGGCCAGCGTTTCGATAACAATCGCTCTGATTTCTTCAGCTTGAATTGCACTCACCGTTTGATGATCCTTGCTACGTTTTCAAACCCACGCTTGGCAAAATAGAACGACACCACAAGATTCGCCGTGACCGAGGCGAAGCCCGCGAGCGGGTCGGTCGTCCCCAGGCCGAGAACCTTGTCCCAAATCAAGAGCTTGCCGAAATATATGACAACGCAATAGCCCATCAGCTTATCCGGCTCGTACCAGTGGCCGATCTCTGCGATGCGATACTCCGTCTGCAGCTCAAGCTCGCGCTGCTGCAGCGCCAGCTCGCGGCCTGCGAGATCGGCGGCGAGTTTGTCGTGATCGGTCCCCTGTTGCAACTTCGCCTTGTAGGCCTCGACAAGCGGACCTGCGATCAAGCTTCCGAGCCAACTCAGAATGGACGACAACATGGCTCAGCTCTTCTTGACTGAGCGCAGTCGCGCGACGATTGAGATAATTGCGATCCCCGCAATGATCCGTGGCCCATAGGAGGCGAACGCATCCGTTATCTCCTGCTTGAGTTCGGGGTCTCCAACCGCCGCCGCGAAATTATCGAGTAGAGACACGGTGGCGGCGACAAGCGCCACGAGATATCCCCACGCAACCGTGGCCGAATGCCACGCGAGAGCGCTGAACCTGCTCCAGGGCGTGGCCGCTTCACGATAATAGTCCTTGAGCACCGGAATTGCGTGCAGGATTGGCCGAACGACGGCGGCGTAGACCAGGCAGGCGAGCGCGAGCCATAACAGGACGGTGAAGATCGTCATGTTAGAACCTCCTGAATAGAGATTTGACCCACGCACCGATTGATCCAGGCGCGGGGTTGGTGATGGATGGGGAAGCAGATGCAACAGCTTGCGGTGCCAGCCGGGCAACGCCATCGAACTTGATGCCGGGGTCAAGCGCATGCATCGCGATCAGCAGGCCGACACATCCAAGCTGCTTGTCAACCGCGTTCGGATCAAAGACTCCGTCGCGAATGTATTTGCCTTTGGTGTACTGATCCGTTCCCGCCCAGATGTACGGCGAAGGCAAGCCGCGATTGAAATAGCCAAGCCCGTTATACTGTTCGAGCAGCGTCAGCAGGCCACCGATCGACCAATCTTTGTTGCGCGCCGCGTATGGCGCGCAGTTGGCAAAGGCGTCATACGCACCGTCCTCCCATGTCTTGAACGGTCCCCTGCCCCTCGGAACGTGGGTCGATACCTGGTTGAGCGGGTCGCCCTGTCCGAGCTGTGTCTTCCAATCCTGCGACGCCTCGCGCTCGTGGATCACGGCGATCACAAACCAGGGCACGCTCGTTTTCGTTTCGACTGCCTGATAGCGATTCTTCGCCGCCACGAGACGTTTCGCGACTACGGCGCAGTCGGAAACGCGCAACAGCTTGGCTTTTGACCAGCGTTGCGCGTTTGCGGATTTCAATGCCGAAATATCCACCTATTTTCCCCATAAAAGAACCGCCACGAAGGGCGGTGAACAGGTCAGAGATTTTGAAGAGCGACGGCGGGGCGGGTTCGCCGATCACGTTCGCGGTGGATCAACAACCGACGGCGGAAGGCGCAACCCACCGCGCCTCGGCGAGATCCGAGCCTGCGGAAGCAGCGTGGCGATTTACTCTACGCTGCACTTGCGAATATCCGGCCTTCGAGCTCCGAAACCCACTCTGCAGGCTTGCGAGAATGCCTATTGCTCACCATCAAACCATGCCGCTTCTTGCTGTCTCCGCCATGCAAGCCCGGAATGAACCTTTCCTCCAGCCTTGTTGTATTGCTGGAAGATTTCTCGCGCCTTGGCGTAGTCTCCAGACTTGACGGCTACCCCAAGCCCCGATTTCTGCCACCTTGCCCCTGCGTTGTACGTAAGCGACGTAAGAGCGGCTCTGATCCCAGGAGGAAGGTTCGGGCTGAATGTATCTACACTTGCCGCCGCCTTGCCGACCTCATCTTGAAATCTTTTCTCATAAACGGCCTCCAATTTATCCCTTGGGATATTCTCATCCCCCCGTTGAGCCCTCGTTCCATAGCCCGAGCTGACCTGCCCATAGTCCTTGTAGGCGTGCGGCCTGTATCCTTCAAAGAACTTCATGGCATCGAGATAGTGCTGATCGAGGGTCCCGGGTCGGTTTCTATTTCGCTCTCCGCTCGGTGCGTTCTCGATGGTCTTGTCCAACTGGGTTCTCTCATCCTCCGGCCGAGTCTGTGTATCATAGCGCCTGCTAACCTGTCGGAAGTCCTTGTCGACCCGCGGCGCGCGCGCCTGGTCTGGAGGATTCGGTCTATTGGGCCCTTTATCCGGCGCATTGGTCGCGAGCTGCCCGAGATTGCTCGGAGCATCACTCGGGAGCGTCCTTCCAGGACTGAGAACCGCGGCGGTCGTGGCGGTCCCTGGAGAAAGCGACTCCCCCACAGCCCGCGGGTCGACACTCTGCCGGGTCATCCCACCCGTGAGGCCACCGAACAGCTTGCTGAAGAAGTCTTGCGCGCCAGCGCCAAGATCGCCAACGCCTGTGGCAACGTCTCTCATGCCGCCCGATAACTTATTGGAAAGGTCCTCCAGACCGCCAACCGCCGAATTGAGGATCCCGCCGCCAGAGGCATCGCCGAGCGGAAGGTTGCGCTGCAAGAATCCACCCACGTTCTGGATCAAACTAACAGGGTCTGTACCCATCCCTGTCGTCAGTCCCAGACCGGCGCCAATCGCCTTGGGAATAGGACCGCCGGGCGTTAGAGCAGCGCTTTGCGCGGCAACACCGATGTTGTGGCCAAGAGCATTCCGGCCGATAGCGAACGACCATGGCGCCGCGCCAGCATCCTGCTGCGGCATCCGGTCCTGTGCCGAGGCGCCACTCGAACGATCTGGCTGATACGCGGAAGCGCGGCCGATGCGCCGCATCATGTAGTCGCCAATAGCGATCGGGCTGGCCTGTGGTTCCGCAGGCGCGTCGGCTGCTGGCCCCGAAGTAGATCCTTGTGATGGCTTGTCGTTCGGCGGCATCAGCCAGGATGGAAATAGCCCAAGAAGGCTGTCATCCTGTTCACCGTCACGCTTCGGATCGAACAAGAGAAAATCGAGAATTCCAGTCATTTTGATCAAAGCTCCGAGAAGGAATTTGTTTGGATTGCACATGGCGCCAGAGACCGCAGCGAATTGCCGCGCATCCCCTGCATCTGGTTTGCCTGGTCTGACCTGCCCAAGGACTACGAGCCGGCCGCGCAATCAGATTGGCGCCAGCGGTGCCGAACCAGAGAAGAAAGAAGCCACACCCGTGCGGTGCAATCAGAAATGGCGCGCTCGTCCACAGCGCGCGGCGCGGCCGCGCAGGTTGTCCGGCTATAACGGACTACCCCATCCACGCGTGCAACAGTTGGCGAGGTTTGAAGTCCGGAAGCGAGCTACTGTGCTCTACGGCGCCAACTTTTCTCGCAAGCGGCCCCATGGAGCTGTGGCGTCGTGAACCTCGCCGAAAATCTGAGCGAGCATCATCGACGCCACCTTTGTCGTGAAATGGGAGTTATCAACCCAGTAATCCTGGTTATCCGCAAAAAAGCGTTGGAAATTGAAGTCCCATACCGGGGTGATGCGCGCGACGCGCTCCGCAATTGCTTCGATCTTGACCGGGTCGTTTTGTTCGAGATTTCGAGCCCTGAGAGGCGAGATGGCGACAGTCAGCTTAACTTGGTTGTCGCGGCACAATGCTACTAACCGTTCAAGCAGCTTCAACTGACGTTCGAGGTCGGGGCGCACAACGTTCCATGCGCGACGATGATCTTCTGGCTCGATCGGAAGAGGCGAACGAACCGTCGTGCCCTTCGCCGCTTCTGCTTGTCGCCCCTCCCGGATCACGTCACGCCAGTAGCGATATTGAAAAGCCGTGAGATAGCGCCACCAAAAACGAGCGGCGCTCTCTTCACTAACTTCGGGTGGCAAGAAGCTGTTTATGTTCGAGTTTGTCCAGGGCGGCCGGCCAAGGAGGTCAAGGTCCAACAGCAGGAAGACGTGTTTGAGCTTAACCGAACGCGCCGCCTTATCTCGGATGACATATTCGAGGATTGGCACATAGTCCGAGACCATGCCGTAAGTCATAGACGCCGCAAGGAAGTGGGAAAGCCCCATGCCCTTCTCCAACTGACGCGAATCGAAATACATGCCGCGAGAAGACGAGAACAGCAGCCCGTCCACGCTATCGGCATCCTGCTGGTATTGCCGCATATGGAGAACGCGCTCATTCGCATTGACGCTATGTGGGTAGAGCCCAGTTCCGAACACTTGTTCGGGGTCTAGCAAAACGTTGGCCCCAACTGTCGACAAGAACAGCAGCGTCATTCCAGCGATCAGGGATAACGAAAAAATTCGTGACGTCATGGTCATTGGTCAAAACTGGTAATAAAGAAACTCGGTAAAGGTGCTCATATTGGCAAAAGCTATCGCGAACAGGACGAGTACTGTTACTCCCCAAGCCAGCGATGGCGACCAGCGCAACGAGTTCCAAGCGCGCCTCCATTTCGACCGCGGCCCTCCCTCGTCGTACTGAACCAATTCCATCGTGTCGGGAATCGCAAGCGCTATGGCTAACGCCAGGAGCGTCGCCAGACTGCCTACTACCGACCAATAGGAGCCGAGCCACCGTCGAACGAAAGCGTCGGTGAAGTAGCCGCTCCTTATGGCCCAAGAGTCAAATTCAACCATGATGGGAGGACTCTCCGGACCATGGGTCATGCCGGCCATAGCGGCCAACATCCGACCAGCCCCCCCAATGTCATTGGCCCTGAACATCGCCATTCCAACTGCAAACGCCGCGAAAGTCATGAACCAGCCCACCAGCTTGCCGGCTGCTGAACTTTGCCGCGCGCCACGAAACGACCGCCAGAGGTGATTCAATGTGAGCAAGATGCCATGGAAGGCACCCCAACATATGAAGGTCCAGTTGGCACCGTGCCAGAAGCCGCCCACTACCATCGTGATTATCAGATTGAGTGACCGTTTGATGGGTCCCCGTTCATTTCCGCCAAGCGGCACGTATACAAAGTCTCGCAAGAACCGAGACAGCGAGATGTGCCAACGGCGCCAAAGATCAATGATGCTGGTCGAACGAAACGGTGCAGCAAAATTGATCGGCAGCCGTAAATTGAAAAGAAGGCCGAGGCCAACAGCCATGTCCGAATAGCCCGAGAAATCAAAATAGAGCTGCAGGGAATAGGCAATCGAGGCACCCCACGCAGCCGCAAACGTGATCGGAGCCTCGACGGACGCAGCGTCGAAAACAGGGGCAACGAACCCTGCCAACTTGTCCGCAATCAGAACCTTCTTTGCAAGGCCAAGACAGAAGATAGTCAATCCCCGAGCGATATTTTCCCAATTCGGCCGGTAGCGATCCTTATCTGCAAGTTGGGGCCCCAGCTCGTTCCAGCGGACAATTGGTCCCGCAATGAGATGAGGAAAGAACGACACAAACAGCGCGTATGCCGGAAATTGAACAGTCGGCGCTTTGCGGTAGGCTTCCACAAGGAAGGCTATTTGGACAAAGGTCGTGAATGACAGCGCCAGAGGCACATTTGGTGCCCCGGGAGCGCGATTCTCGAGGATGGAGAGAAAGAAATCAAAATACTTAAAGTAGACCAACACCACCAGATTGGCCGCTATGCCTAGCGTCAAAAGCAGGCGCGCGTTTCTTCGCTTCGTTCTGATGATCGACATCGCCAGCAGGAAATTGAAAACGATCGAAACGACGGGAAGCAGAAGAAAGGTCGGCTTCCACCAAGCATAAAACAGCAGGGACATCCCGGCAGTCACTGCCGTTGCCAACACAACGCTTTGCCGGGCTGCAAAGAAATGGAGCGAGACAGCGATCGGCAAGAAGACAAACATAAATTCAAGGGAGTTGAAAAGCATCGCTATTCGCTTCGACCTTCATCCAGACGGTAAAATCGCTTACCATGCCACGCTCTAACCAGGCAATCGGGGCCAGCGGTGTGGGCACAGACGCGATGCAACACCTCCACCACTTAAACAGCGTCATCGCGGAAATATAATGGGCATGTCGTCCTGCGCTTTTGCCCGGGCTGCCAGTCGGGCTCCGCCGGCGTCAGTTCGGGGCACCACGGTTCACAGTTTATTGGGCCAATAAATTAGGCAAAAACGGGGTTCGCGGTAATTTGCGCCGTCTCCAGTATCCTGCCCAATTCGCGTAGATAGGCGCTTGCATCATCAAACCACGCAATGGTACTTCTGCGTTAGCTCTTGGGGTACCGTCGATTGAGACAGGTTTGGTGAGACCATGAACGCATTTTGGGCGGCTTTGCTGACTACTATCGGTATCTATGGTCCGCCAAAGACCGTCGGCAGCGTCGAGGTCTACGAATATGAAGTGCCAAAGACCGAATATCGCTCAGGCCCGCTGACGATGGATGAGGACTTCAGTTACGTCCGTGGCCAGAAACGATTCGTAAACCCGTCGAATTATGGCCTGAACGCACTTCCTGTCATGCAAGAGCAATGGGCCAACCGTCGACTTCATCTCGACGAGACCTGCAACCAAGCTGCTCCGCTGTCCGACCGGCAGAAGCGGGCCCTCAGCTTGATCTTCACCAAGGCCGAGCCGCTTCCGGACGACGCTGCGACTTGGCGCTACAACTACGCCTGGAACCTGGATAATCTCGTCTATTTGCCAGGCTGGAATTCGGCCTATGCGCAATCCGTCAACATCGCTGCCTTGCTATTCGCGGAGTGTAAGACCAAGGATGCTGCCTATCTCAATCTCGCTGTCAAGGCGGCTCGTGGTCTCACCACTCCGATCGCTAGCGGCGGCTTACTCAACGACGAGAAAGGGCTGACATTCTTCGAGGAGTACCCAGCGCCAAATGGGCTCTCGCCGTACACCCTCAATGCTCATATTCTCAGTCTCAATGTTCTTTATGCGATGGCAGATCGCACGGGAGACGAGAAATTCAGGCATTTCGCAGAAGCCGGGACCGCAACACTTCTCAAGCTTGCACCTGAGTACACTTCCGGGAAGTGCATCAAGTACACCCTTCGCGAAAATGGGAACATTTGCCATCCCGATTATGATGCTTACGAGGTCATACTACTCAATGACCTCTACCAGTGGACCAAAGACGACCGCATTCGTGGATTGGTGGAACGCTGGGCATCGAAGTAGATTTCGGCAACGTTCCAAATTGGAGAGATGTTCAGCGCAGATAATACCCGCCGTATAGCAGACCATAGCGGCTGGCGCTCGCGCAACTTTTAGATTATCCGAATTATGTAGTTGCAACAAATCGTCGGCTGCACGATTGACACTGGCGTTGACATACCCCCCTGCGAAGTGCCCTCGAAAACAGAAGCCTGCTGCGAAGCCGTGATCACGGCAGCTTGGTAAATGTTGCTAAGATACTGACCAGTACCCTGTAACATGCCGGTACTTACGGCCTGCGCATTATGCGAAATCGTGATCGCACCATTAGTGATCGAGCCGCTTGGCGTGTATGGTGGCAAGTTAGCGGTAGCGAGCGCTCTGGACTGCGCCCCGCCAATTGCTCCGACTTGCGTTGAATTTCCGCCGAAATATATCGAATTGAGCAGGTTTGCCGCAGGCTCTATCATCGCCGAGACTCGTCCCGTCTTGTTCGGGACGTTGAACGTGGTCGAGCCGTCGCCGGCGCCGAACTTTGTTCCCCAGCGCGCGAATGCCGCCGCATAGGTGGTCCGGCTGATGGCCTGCCCCATCGGGAAGATGAAGGAGCTGTTCGGGGTTACATCGTCCCAGTAATCCATGCCACCGAGCAGCGGAATGTTGTAGGGATTTCCGGTGACGCTGGAGGCGATGCCGAACAGATAGAACGCGCCGTCGGTGTTGTTGTAGAGCGCCTGATATGGCGTTCCCTGGACAAGCACACCGGCCAGGACGTCGGCCCCCGGCGCCAAGCGTAGCGGCTTGGCCCCAAGGCTGTCCATGTTGAGCGTCACTGCGGCCCCATTGGTCACATGCGGCGCGAACGCGATCATTTGGCCGTGCAGATGCGCCAACGTGTCGAAGACCTGGTATGACGAAACCGTGTAGTCGGTCGACGTGCCGGCGGTGACGATCGCCCCGGAAATATCGTCGCGATATTTTGCGGTTGCCGCCATCATGGCACGAGCGGAATCGTTGACGCTGGAGGGCGCCTGCCCCTCCGCCCAGTTGATCGTGGAGTCTGCCGTCGCATCCGCAGACGCAGTCTGCGACCACTTGTAGAGAGTCATGTACATTTTCCTGAAATGAAAGAAGCGCCCCGAAGGCCTCCACCGTTTTGCTTTCCAAGCCTGAAGACAATGGGCGGCTAATCCGAATTTGCCTTCTCGTCGCACAATTCGAGGTATTGCGCGCAGCGGCAGGCTGGCGCCCGTGCGGTGAGGAGATTGCGGATCACCCCTGGGGGCACGCCTGGATTCAGCTTTGCGACCCGCTCGGCCTGGGCGTCGATAATGGCGTCGATCTCGGCACGCAGAGCCTCGATACGTTCATCAAGTCTTTCCTTGCGCGGCTGTTTCATCGGCATTCATGTCCTCTTTCTTTGGTGCGGCCTCAAGGGCCGCCAGCTTCCGGCGAGCGGCTGCGGCCTCGTTCTGCGCCCGCCGCAACGCCTTCTCGCGTTGCGTCTCGTGGGCTGCGACGTAGACCTGCAGGTCATAGGGCAGCGATCTGAATCGCTCTTTGTTGCGGTCCGGCCATGATCGCGGCGGAGAAATCCCGGCGATCTCGCCAAACGCGGCAGCAGCCGGGGCACCGAGCGTGGGATCGGCAAGTCCCAGCGAAGCATGCATCCTGGAGATTTCCTGCATCGCGCACCAAAGCCGCTCAATGCCGAGAGCGCCGCAATCAACGACGAAGCGCGCCACGGCTGCAGGCGCTGCGGGACACGGCGAAACCGCATTCAGCTCGCACCACCTGACAAACATCGGCGCCTCGCACATCCGCGCTCTCGCGAGCGCGGCGAGCACCGGATTGGTCATCGTTTCGCCTTCCGCAGGGCGTCGTGAACGTCGCCCATCCTCCGTCGCAAGTCTATCATTTGCGCATGCCGCCGCAAAGCGTGCGGACTGGAGTCGATCTGCCCCCTCAACTCGGAGTCAAATCTCTCAAGCGCGACAACGCGCTTCTTCAGTCCGTAGAGTGCAAAATTCTCCGCGATCCTCTCCGACGACATCGGTTCGCCGTAAAGATTTTCGCTGATCGATTCAGCGCGTTCAAGAAAGTCACGATCGCCCTCGCTCATCGAGTCCTACCCTTTGGTTTATTTCCGGAACAATACGGCTGGCCGCGCCCGTTATTGGCGCAGCGTCCCGGCTCCGCAATCGGCCAACAGGCTCACGGTTGCGGATCCGGTACGCGAAGCTATGAGATTGGTTTGCGCTTGTCTTTTGAACGAGCGCGTTACTTCAAATCTGAAAACTGGAGATACAGAACCCCCAGATGGATGTTCTGAACAAACTCGTTTCGCTTTCTGGCATGCCCATCGTAAATGTGCAGACGAACGAGAGGTTCTCTGAGCTGCCGGGAAATACGACTTTCACCGTCCGGGAAATAGCAACAGCCTATGCTACGGGTACGCCCGCCCTTGGCATAAACGCTGATCTCGTTAGGGCTGGTATGATAGACCACAAACGAGATAGACAAATCGGATTTCGCAAGACTGATCTTACAAAATTTTTGATACTGACATTCGCTTGTTGTCCCAACTTCGTTGAGCGGGCATCCTTTCGGCCGCAGCGTCTTCTGCCGTCGTGCCATCGAACGCATATGACACAGTGTAGTCGCCGGCTAGCACGCACGGCGCTTGCAGGATGGCGACTGCGAAAGTCATAGCAGACAACACGTGTTTCAACGACATGATCTTGCTTACCTTACGAGAGGTTTAGCTGTAGCAGATTCGCCGGTCGTTCTGACGTGCAAATCGCCGCTCACCGCCTCCTCGCTATCCTCGCCTGATAAAGCGCGACCGCATCCTTAAGATCGCCTGAGCTGGAAAGCCTGGCGTTCAGCGTATGCAGATCAGGCCGCCCCTGATCGCCGCGCGAGCCGGCCATTCCGGGCCTCTGCACCGGCGGCACCGGTCTCGCCGCGACGGCGTCCTTCGCTTTCATCATCAGGCGATATTTTCCGGCGTCATACATCATACGCTGGAAGGTGGCGTTGCGCATCAACGGGGCGCTTTCGAACAAGCGATTGAGATCGTCGGGCTCAATGCCGCTGGCCTCGGCGGATGCCATTATCTCTTGCGCGACGGCTCGCCGAACCTGTTCGGGCTCGCCTTTCAGCATCGTTTCGAGCCGCGCGTCTTCGGACCGCGCGTAAGTCCGGAAGTTCTGCCGCTCGGCTTCGGTATGCCGATTTAGCTCCTGCCGATGGCGCGCCGAGAGCTGCTCGCCGGCGGCAGCGATTGCCTGGATACGAGCGAGCCTAGCGGGATCTTGATGAGATATCCGCTGCAGCGCTGCCGGAAGCTGCTCCGGCGGAAGGCTGGCAAGCTCTGGGAATTGGCTGACGAAGCTTGCCTGCGCAAGCTGTGTCGCAGCCGCGAGTCCGTCGACGTAGTCTCGCCTGGCCCGCTCGACTTCTCCGACCTTCTCCTCGAGCGCCAGGCGCACCTGCGGGTGCTGCATGAGCTTTTCAAGGTCAGGATCGAGTTCGACTGATTCGCCTGCGCTGTCGTCCCCGCCCGATGCTTGCCGCGTCGCCTCGGCTTCCGCGCCCTCCTCCTGGCTGACGTTCGTCTCAGGCGGCTCAAACCCGTAGAATTCGGCCGCGCCCGGATCGTTGACAAGCGCTTCGGCCCGCAAGGCGTCAATATGCGTAGCCAGCCTTTCCGAGGACTGACTTCCCGCGAGCGACCTCTCGCCAGCCATCGCGTCTGCATAGTCCCGCGCCGCGCGACCGAGCGTAACGGCTTCGTTTGGCGCCGCCAGCTTACCGTCCGCGTCGGTATATGCCCTCACTACCGCCCCGCCCGGCGACATAGCGCGCTGCTCCGCCGCCTCGCGCAAGGAGCCGCTGTCACTGCCGATCGGCTCTTGTTGCTCCTCGCGCGCGGGCGCGGGCATCGCCGCATAACCGGCGTTGGCGAGGTCGAAGGCGGCGCCAGTCGAATTGGAATTAGCTTCGGCTGTCATCACTATTTTCCAAGCCCCTTGAATGCACCCATAAGACTGCCGATGCCGCCGGCTATCGTCGCAAACTGGTCTACCCCCGACTTCTCCTGCGTGCCCGTCGTAGTGCCGCTGGACTGCTGACCAAGCTGCGCGATAGGCACGCCAATCTGCGCGAGCAGGCTCAGGGCCTGCACGGGGATGCCGCGTCGCTGCGCTTCCGCAGCGAGCGTGGCGTTGGCACCGTAATTCTGCGCATCCAGAGCCGACTGCGCGGCAGTTACCCCTTGCCCTTGATTGGTGAGATAGTTCTGGTTCATCTGCGCGAGCGTGTTAGCCGTGGTATTACCGGCATTGTAGAGCGCATTCGCGGCAGCGAGCTGGTTGGCGACATCCTGATTGTACTGTGCCGCTATCACGGGCGCCTGTGCCGCAGCGACGCCTCGACCATAGGCCATCTGATTGGCGCCGCTAAAGTCGCGGCCGGCGGCGGCAAACTGCGAGTTAACGGAGTTCCCGACGTCAGACTGGATTTGTGCAAGCTGCGCGGTGAGCGCCGGATTGTTGCCTATCATGCTGCCATTCGCGTAGGGCGAAAGCCAGTTTTGATAGGTCGCGAGGTTGTCCTGCACATTGCCCGCCTGCGCCGTGGCGCCGCCACCGTTGAGCAGTGATTGCGCATAGCTGGCGATCTGCCCAACATAAGGATTACCCTGCGCGGCATTGCTTTGAAGAGTGTCGAGCGCCGAGGATTCCGCCGATGTCAGGCCGGTATTGTTGAGGCCGGTGCCGATCTGCCCCAGAATAGTCTGCAGCATTGGCTGCGCGGCAGCCCAGGGCGTCGTCTGTGACTCCTGGGTCTGTGTGGATGTCGATGTTCCGCCCATGGGCGAGGCTCCTTGTGCTTGGCCATTTCGTTGATTGCGTGAAGTGACTGCGCGCCGCGATCCGTCGATCGCCCGCGTCTAATACAGTGCGGTTCAAGCCGATCGGTTTAGTCGCGTAAGACAGGTCTCTGGCCGCCGCGGCTCATGCGAGGTGCTTGTCGATGACCGCATGCGTTTGCCTGTAACCATCGAGCACGCGCGCCCAGCCCTTGCGTCCGAAGATGCGGACACATGTGCAGCCTTCCTCCCTGGCGTAGGTCTCGATGAAACGGATCAATGGCAGCCAGCGCGTCATGTCCGCGCCGGCGCATGCGGTGATGACACAGACCCTGCCGGCATCCGTTTGCTGCAGGCTGGTCGCCGCAACGGCCTCGATGCTCCGACCATTCCAGGCAACCCAGAGCAGCGCCTTGCCATTCAGAACGTCGCGCTCGATCTCGGCAAATGCAGATAGTCCGGTCTTCGCTGTCGCCTTGCTTAGCCGCTGAGCAACGTGAGGCCAGATGGCCTGAATGCTTCCGGGATCGACGCAGACCAACTGGGGCAAGCAAGTGGTCTCACACATAAAACGGCCCTTGCCCCCAAACACGAAACCTAAATCGCGTCACCAGACGCCTTCCGTTCGCGAAGCTCGCGCCTGCGCCACCGCCTGCGGATTTGCCTGTTCTTCTTCTTGAGCTCAGCATCCACCAGCTTGCACAATTTCCGATGAAATTCGAGTCCAAGGCAAAACGGCAGATATCGCGGAAAGACAATTTCGTACGCCATGCCGTCGACGCGAATTGTCCTCAAGCGATCGAGCGACGCACGAATTGCCATGCTCGCGATCGTCAATGCATGAAGCCCATCATCGGAGCGTGCTTTGCGAATTTTATCGTCCTTGAGTCCCTCTATCTGGAAAGAGCAAATCCAATCGCCCGGGCGCGCTGCGTCAGGCCGTGGAAATCCCAGCCGGGCAACCGCCGGGCGCTCCTTCACCCCATAACGGAATTCGTACTGCATCAAACATGGTTCGTCCCACGACATCGATTGCCTCCCCAAAGCAATGTTTCTTAAGAACCTCAGCACACAATTAGAAGAGAATGACGCAGAGTTTTGCGAGCCTGCCCCAAAACAAGAAAGCTTTAGGTCGCGCCTCCTGCCTTGCGTTCGCGAAGCTCGCGCTTGCGCAGCCGCCTGAGGAGTTGTCGATTTTTCTTCTTGAGCTCAGCATCCACCAGATTGCACAATTTCAGGTGAAATTCGATTCCGTAGTGATCAGGCAGGTATCGTGGAAAAACAAACTGATACGGCATTTCATCAGAGCTGATCGTCTTCATACGATCCAGCGACGTACGAATCGCAGTACCAGCAATTGTCAGTGCATTAAATCCGTCGTCCGCTCTCGCCCTCCGAATCTGATCGTCCCTAAGCCCCTGTATCTGGAACGAGCAAACCCATTCTCCGGGATGCTCATCATCAGGTCGCGGAAATCCTAGCCGGGCAACTGCTGGGCGTTCCTTCACCCCATAACGGAATTCGTACTGCACCAAACACGGTTCGTCCCACGGCATCAACTGGCTCCTAATCAAGAGCAATGCCCTCACGACCAGCTACACGATTGGAAGAAAATGGCGCGAAAGTCGTGCGAACTACATTTGCCAGGATGGTCGTCATCCTGCAGTTGCCTCATAATAGAACAAACAGAGAACATTATCAACCGACCATCCATGCATTTTTGCGAGTGGGGACGATCTTCCTCACCGAGCAGACAAAGGGGTGCTTCGGGCCACGTTCGCAACATGCCATCAGTGATTGCCGAACTGATTGTGACACCAGTTCTCTTTGTTTTGCCTGGATTCGTAAAGTTTTGATAGGCAAGCCTTCCGGGCGCTCTGACCACCAACTACTTTGTTTTGTAATCGCACTGGAAGTCCGTCGCAGAAAACATTCCAGTCACCGCCTTTGCCACCGGCCGCCCTAAGACAACGATTGAGATCATCCGACCCAAGGGCCCCCCTTTGCATGCTTTGCATGAGGAGGAAGAGTGCTCCCAAGGAGCGCCAAGCCTCAGGGACGGACGGCATCGGAATCTTCGTAACTTCCTTGGAGGACACTGGTGGTGCCGAACCGATTGGCCCGAGCTGCCGCACAAGTTGTCCAAAGCCCGCGAGTGTCGGCGCCGGTCTTTCGTTGACCTCTCCTGCGTTCTCAGAATTAGAGTTGGATATCGCCGTCGCATCAGATGAGGGTTTTTCTTGAAGCGAAGGATCTTGAAGCGAAGGATATTGAGGACTCAATCGACTCTGGACTTCCGGGCTCTCCCCTTGAGGGGAAGGGTACGAAATCCACGATGACAGCTGCCTGAAGTTTGGATCGAAAGGCGGCGACGGACTTTCATCCTTGGAGTTCGACTGCTGAAGAGCCCAACCTTGTGCCGCCTGCCGAAGAAGCTCTGCAAAGCTCGACGAGCCACGGATGCTCTGTTGACCGGATCCACTAGAATTGCCAGGATATGGAACAGCCATGCGTAATATCTTCTCCTATCGAAGAATTCGGCTTCAATTGATTGAATGTCGTGATGAGATCAGCGCGCCCGCGACGCGCGGGAGCGACTACAAGGCGTGTCGGCAGCCACTATCGGGGCTTACTGAACACCCATCGAATGAAGCTGTTGGGTTGATCTGATGCGAGACGCTGTCCTGCAGCGCAGGGGCGCATTACCCCAAGATCGCATACAAAAATGTCCGTCCCGTCGCGGTAGAATTCGCATGCGCGATCGTGAACGCGCCATTGGTAACGGCGCTCACATAAACGGCGCCGTTGACGAATTCGGCCGCCGCATCTGCTGACGCCGGCACCAGGATCGGCACCGAGCTCGCAGCACAATTCGCCGTCATGACCGTCGTACTCGACGCCCCCGCCGCCAGCGTGACGCTGCCAACTGCGTTCGAGCGTCCCGCCGCAAGTTGCTGAATGGCGAGAATGATCTTCTTGAGATCGGTTTCGGTAACTCCTGGAACGTATGCGGTCATAGCGTGCCATTAGGGGTGATATCTGGAACAACGCCCGCGCAGAACGTCCATGGCGTTTCGGCAGGGATACGTACCTTGAACCGCGAGTAGCGCGTGTCGCGCCTGAGATCACAGCGCCCGGTTCGCGTATTCACGAGCACTTCCGCACCTGGCGTCGCGGTCGCAGCCGGCGTATCGCGCCAGGAGACAGACCCATAGAGCGTGGGCGCATCTGTCACCGGGCGAAAGCCGCGGATGGTGATGCGGTTATCGTCTGCGCCCTGCTCCGCGCTTTCCAGCGTCGCCTCGAGATTGGGCCCGCGGAAGAAGCCGAGCACATGCGCATTCGAGAATTGCGCGATCTCCGGCTGTACCGCTGTTGCGTAGGCATCGAGGCTCAGCGTCAGAGCATCGAGCGACGACGAGATGCTGTCGAGATTCTCCAGTGTCAGGCCGGTCTGGGAAATGCCGAGCAAATATTCGCCCGTCACCGACACCGGAAAGAAGCGATCGAGCAGGAAGTCGTAGCCGAGCAGCTTGTCATAGGTGTCGGCCTTGCCAGATGCTGACTTGTAGGCCCAATACACGCGCGTCGAGCGCGGATCGGCCGCGCCCATGAAGAGCTGCAAATTGCCTTTATCGAGATCCGTGAGAAAGGTGCGGTCAACCTTCTCGCGCCCGATCTGCTGCGGCACCCCGCCCGGCTCGATCTTGTGAAAGCCCTGCCCTGCGTAGAAGAAGATGCGCTCGCCCGCGCGGATGATCGAATACGGCGCATAGAGGCCCTTGTCCTGGGTGATACGGTCGATCTGGAAGATGATCGGCGAACCCGGCACGTACGACATGCGCCGGATCGCCTGATCCTGAAAAATGATCCCGGACTCGCCGCCGGCAACACCGCGGACGATGCCACCATCCGGGAAATCCTGGAAGTCCGACGATTTCTCGCCGCTCGTCCAGCTATCTGGGGCGTTGAAATTGTTCAGCCCGGACCACTGGATCCGATACGGCGTCGAGAGCAATCCGGACAACACCAGGAAGCGTCCGACCACGCTGATATAGGCCGCTTGTGGTGGCGAGCCGAGCGCGTCGGCAAATGCGGTGGATGACGAAAGGTCGAAGACCTGGAGCACCACGTTTGCCTGTGTCGCAAAGACGAAATTACCTGTCTGGGCAAACTGCCATTGCGCGGTCGAAGAGAGCGCCGAATAGGTCCCGCTATCCCTCGAGACATCCGTCCAGGTGAAATCCGTGTTGTCGAGCTTGTAGAGTCTGTCACTCGTACCGGCGAAGGTAACGACGGTGCCATCAGACTTCAACGCATAGAACGCGCCGCGGCACGAAGTTGGCAATGCCGAGGTATAGGCAGAGAAGGACGGAAACGGACCATAGCCGTCACCCCGCGGGATGACATTAAGAATGTTGCGCGTCGCCTGGCCCTCATAATCGCTGACATCCGGGCGGTAATCGCCGTAAGCAAGAAGCGGCATTAGTCTTTGGTCCATGGCTCGGGTTGGATGACGGCCGGCACCCATATGCCGACCGGCTCGGATGCCGCGGTCCACGGCGATGTCGTGCTTGCGTTTCCGGTCCACGCCACCGACTCGCCGCTTGTAGCAGTCCATCCGTCGGTATCGAAGGGACGCGGAATCCAAGCCTCGAAATCGCGCGCGAAGGTCGTGGGATATCCTGCAATCATATAAGAGCCTGACGTACTGGTCATCGAGATCGCCAGTACGCAGCCGTCGCTTGACACAGCGGTCGCCGCGCCAAAGCACGGTACACCGATGCCAAACCTAGCCGAATTGCCACCTACAAGAAACGTGCCGACGTTCAATGGAGTGACAAGCCGGAATGCCACGGCGTTGCCCCTTACGAGGCAGGTTGCGCTCGAGCTCAGGAGCTTCGTGCTGTGTGTGGCGGCACTGCCTGATAGCGCGACGTTCCCCGAAGTTGCGATCTGCGACGGCCGAAAGACGGCGTCCTGACCAGTCAGCACATATGCGCAATTCCCCGCAATGAGAACAGTGTTGGTCGCCCCCATTATCGGCAACTGCCCAAGCGCGAGACGCCCGAGCGCATCAAATCCCAGGAGTGACATCAGAGTGCGGCCGCCGCCCGAAAGAAATCATCTACTTGCTCTGGCGACCACCCATGGCGGTCGCCGAACGCTGCTGTGAGCGGGTGATTGCGCTCGAACGCGGTTGCACCTGATAGGATCATGGTCGCGGCGAACCGTTGATCCGGCGGCAGACCATCGATGAGTTGTTGGAGTTGCCCAGGAACGACCCCGGTGCGCACCGCGGCCAGGGCCTCATCTTGATTGACAATGCCTTGCATAGCGAGTTGCTGGAAGAACTGGCGGTCCGAAATCGGAGAAATGGCCGCAGAAGGCTTCATCAATGCGATAACGCCAAGATCGCTGTCATCCAAGTGTTCTTCTGCATAGCCCTTCTGCGGCAAGGCATATACACCTGTGATCTTCCCGCTGTCATCACGTTGAACGTAAGGCATCAGGCACGTCCTCTAGTGTAGTTCCATCCAAGCGTATTAATGATGATACCGCTGTTCGCTGTCGATCCCTGCACGCGGCTGCGGACCTGCGCGGATGTATTGGTCATCACAGTAACCGGCCCAATAGCGGCGACCGTACTGGCACCTGCGGCGTAGATTTGAAGAGACACCGCGCTTGTTTGTTCCGGCGGTTGATCGCTTAGCGATAAGTCAGAGATGTAAACAACATTTGGACCGGTGTCCCCACTTACGCCAAAGCCACCAACTGCGAGCAAAGCCTTCACTCGCTTCCCGGACGGCACGCTAAGCGTTCTGATAACAGCGCCTGTGCCGGGGCTATACGCGGTCACGTCGTTGACCGGGACCATCCAAAGCACGTCGTCACCGTCCTGAATGTACCCGATAAACTGAGATGACGCGTTGCTCCTCAGGAAACCAATGTGCCTGTAGATAGTGTAGTTGGCCGGAAGGGAGGGCGCAGAGGCGGATATCGAGAACGCGACATCAACGACGCCTGTATCCAATCTCGCGATTAGATAAACATGGTACCACGTGTTTGCAGCGATAGCTCCTGTGTCCAGGCCGCCGTTGCCGTTTCCAACAGCCCATGCGCCCGTGGTCTTGGTGATATCGGACGCGAGCTTCAGGAAGGTGGAGTTGGTGCTATCGGAAGCCACTCCGCGGGAAACGGCGAAGCTTGCATCTGACGGAGAGATATTCAGGCCGCTGATGTGATTCTGTAGGATAGACGGCCCAACCAAATCCTCAGACAGCGCGACGACAGCGACTTGCGGCGCAGCCGAGAAGCTGATTTTCGACGTTGTCTCGACCGAATTGAAAAGCACGGCCGTCCGCGTGAGCACGCCGGTGTTGTAGGTTCCGTATCCGACTTCCCACTGGGAAAGGTCGGAACTTTCCGCCCGATAGCTATAGGTCGCGCCGTTGACCGCGCCCGCGGCCGCGGGTGACTGATAGCCCGTAACCGCCGACGCATAGGTCCAATCGGACGTACCGCCAGAGGTCGGATTGAAGCGACAAACGTCGAGGAAAGCTGCCATGTCAGGAGATCGTCAAAATGCCATTGGTCTGATCGAGATCGACCGTGAAAGTATTGCCATTCGTCAGCGTGATTGCAGTACCGTAATCCCACCAGCCGATCAGCGGCCTGGTAGGTGAAGTTGAATTGTAAAGAACTGCGTATTGGAATGGACCGATCGATCCACCGGACGCTGTCCAGGACGGATCTGCCTCTCCGACGAACCTGAAGGCACCGGATGTCTGCGATCCGGTGACACTGCCGATGCTATTGCCGCCTGCGGTGTAGCCGTTGGTAGCCGACAGATCGGCCGGTGTATTGTAAGCCGTGTTGGTTACTGCGGGCGCCGTGTTACTCAAATAGACTTTGTAGACGTGCGCGGTCCCGGTTTTCATGTCGTGCAACGCGCTCGCCACATCCTGCACGAAACAATTGAACTTGTTGAAGTTTGCCATTCGCGTTTTCCTACATGACCCTTCCGGACACGCGCACCGTCATTGGCCCTGCGTTGAAGGCCGACACCATGCCGAGCTCGTTCAACTCGTTGAGCGCCGCCGTTAGCCCAAGACCCCAAGTCTGAATGCGCGCATCTTCTTTGATATAGGGGGCGGATTCCAGAAGTGCGCCGTACAGATAGAGATCGGGCGCTGCTGTCAGCAGCCAATTGACTCCATCCGATGAGAGCGGCGGAAGATTTTGGCGATAGATCATTTCGACAGTGTAGGCCGCGTCAGGTGTTGGCGCGAGCTCCAGCTCGTTTCCAAACACAGTGAAGTAGCGCGGCCGAGCCGCGGCATTGGAAGTCGAGAGACGATACTCGTCCATCTGCGTTCCCGACCTGAACTCAAGACATGGCTTTCCAGCCACACCCGACAACCGGACCCTGCGCATGGACTGGAAGTCCGACGGCAACGAGATGAATTCTGGTTCGTTCGATCCGAGATCGGCAACTGCGGTTGCGCGCCGCTCCATCTGGCGTACGAGCAACTGTCGATTGAACTTGGCTTCCGCAAGCTGGACGAAGGTCGGAATGCGGGCGATCAGCGTCGCATCCTGGTCTCGCGCAAGGTATTCGGTCACTGCATCCTGCAGCGAGGTATAATCGACAATTTGTGTCACAGCGGCTCCATTGACCACCCGGCCTGCAACTTTGGCCTGTCTGTGCGTAAGTACGCCCATTCCGGATCATCGAGCTTCTTTTGCACGATCAGGTCGAATTCCGGCGTGAATGGCCGCAACGAGGCGTTGCCCCTGGCGTGCTCCTCGTTGAGCCATTTGACATAGATGACATTGGGAATGCGGGCGACATGGCGCCCCCAATCGCCGCGCTGCTCCTCGCCGCGCGCTTGCCTATTCCATTCCAGGATCGGGGCCACGTCCTGGACGTGCTCGACCGCCAGGTCTCTGCCGTTGCCGTCGAGGTGGGGCCGGATGAGAACCCCCTCCATCACGACATCTCCGTGACCCATAGCGTTCCAGCGGTTGCCGTCACCAACCCGTCGGTTGCTGCCTTGATGGCAGCGACGCGTTGGCCTGGACTGACGGTGACGTACTCGACCGCATTTGCCGGCAGATACGGATCCAACGTGGTTGCGGCCTCCGCACCATCGCCGATCCGGTAACAACAGCCGGAATTCGAGACCAGGCGAACCTGATAGGTTCCCGGTCCGAAAGCGTTGACGATCGCGACGCTACCGTCGTAGGCAATCGTTTGGGTGGCGCCGATCCGCGAGGAATTGTGCTTCGAGAAGAATGCCATCTTATGCTGCCCTCACGGTGATCGAGAAATGCATCGGGACCGTGGAGCCAGATGCGCCGGACGGCGTCAGCACGATCACATCATCTTCGTTGAGATAGGTCGGCGACGGCGGAACCACTGAGAACAATTGCCCTGCCGCCGAGCCGGCCTGCATGACCGTGAGGGTTGCTAATGCCGTTTCGTTTGCAGAAATGGCGATCGTTCCGTCGGTACCGGTGATGGCACCGCCGAGAATGCCGGAGGCCTTCAGTAGCTGGCAGCGAAAAGGAACGCGGATATAGGCGGCGACGGGGCTTGCCCCGCAGGACGGCGTATAGGCGGTAAGATCGGAAGTGTTGAGCGTGCGATTATCGGGAACCGGCATCTTGGGTCTCCAAAGAGAGAGGCGGCCCGAAGGCCGCCCCGAGTTGGAAGGATGATCGTGATCGTTCAGGACATCGTGTTGTCGAACACGCCGCCCGAGGCCTTCTCATTGCGGGCAACCAGCGCATATTCGGCGAGGATCTGGCGACGTTCCGAGTCGCCGGTCTTGGCGAGCGGGATGGAGATCATGTTGCGGCCGTTAAGATAGGCCACCGCCCATTTGTCCATTTCCAGCACCAGCACGTCGCGCGGCCGCTGGAAGCGATTGGCGACCACCTTGAGCTTGCCGAAATCGGACTCATAGGCGTCGACGGATGCAACGATCTTCTTCGACTTGGCTTCTTCAATCGCCGTCGAGCGCCCGGTGAAGGTTGAGAACACCTGCTTGTTGAAAGCACCGGTCATGATCGTTCCTGGCTTGCCGCCGTTGGTCCAGATCGAGGATAGCACGCTCTTCAGCCGCGCTTCGGTAAACGCGATCTGGGTGCCGTCCGTTCGCGTGCCGGTGCCGTCGGCTGCCGCTGGGTCGGCGGCGCCGCCGGCTGCGCCTTTCGACGTGTTCGAGACAATCCAAGAAAGAACCGTGGCGGTCTTGCGTGGACTCGCGGTATCGCCGGCCACCTTGGCCTGATTGGTGCCGCAAAGAATCGTCTCGAGGTCGCGCTTGAGCTCCAGGCCTTTGAGCATCTGCTGATAGGCGAGTTCATTGTCACGACCCGCGTGATCCACCGCCTGCTGCGTGCCGGAGACCCGCGCGACCTTGTAGGAGATCTGGCAGAGATTGCCGAGCCGCTCAGTCGGGGTCGTCGTGTTGGTCGAGGGATCGTCGCCTTCGAGCTGGGCGTTGTCGCTGTCCGCCGGCGCGAGCGCCTGGGTTTGCCATTCGTGGTTCACAGCGGTCGCCTTTTCCTTATCGACGCCGCTCATGAACGGTGTATCGACCGGATCTATGCGATAGATCATGTCGCTGAGGTCCTCGCGGTTGCCCACCGCGGAATAAGTAACGAAGGTTGAAGTCGGTAGAGACATCTAGGTTTCCTTTAGAAGGCCGAATGCATTGCGTCGCGTGCCGCGCGCAAGGGCGTATGTTTTGTGGTATTCGAGGTTGCTATCCCGATGGCTCAATAGCGCGGAATCAATTCCGGTTCGGCGCGGCGAGATCTATTTGCCGGGAGCCAGTGTCATTCGCGCGGGGGCGGCATCGACGTATATGACGAGCTTGGCGATCGGTAGCGAATGAAGTAAGAGGTTAAATGCCGTACCGCCGCACCGGCTGTAACTTCCGACGCGCCGTCAGCATCGCTCCCGCGAAGATTGTCCTGACGCAAAATGAGGCACGCGTCCGAGAGGAAAAACACTAGATAATCCCAAACCTCTTGCGTCGCTCGGCCGTCTCCATAAGCTCCTTCAGCTCGGCGCGCGCCAATTTTCCGTTCGCAACGACGCTCGCGAGATGGTCTCTTACCTTGCCGACGATATTGATCGCCAGAAACAGCTTTTCTCTTCCGGCGGCATCGTCGACGGTCGTGGCGCGCCAGGCGGCGATATAGCTTTTCTCCAACGTATCGAAGACCTCGGTAAGCATATCATTGTCGAGTAGCGCCTCGGCGCGAGCCGCTTTCGCTACCGCCTGCTCCAACTCGCTTTCATCAACCATTCGCCTGCTCCCCGCCAGCGTTTTGCCTTTGTGTTTTCGATTCATGATTGGCCGCCGAAGCGGCAGGATTCCTATCAAGATTCATGGCCGCTTCGGCGACTTCCATCCGGTGCAGCTCCTGCACGTGTCGAAGCTTATGCTCCCGATCAAGGGTCTTCAGGTGCGCGTCAAGCACCGCAATCTTGGCGTCGAGGCCGGACTTTATGCTGGCGAGCTCGATCTCAGCCTGCATTTTCACCTGCTGGTGGATCGCATCAGCCTGCGCCTTTTCACGCTCGATCTGCGCCTTGTGCTCGGCAGCGAGTCGATCGGCCTGCAACCTAGCCTGCAACGCAAGCAATTTCGGATCAGGCGGCGGTTGCGGCGGCGTTGGCGGCGGATGCAGGAGCTGCCCGGTCTGCGGATTGACAGCGGTCGGATCGTTGAAGAATCGATCCGGATTCTTGTGGCCCATGATCCGCGTCAGCTCAGCCGCTGTGTTATAGAGTTCACGATCGCTGACCAGATTGGTCTTGCCGCCGGCGACGAGCTCCTTCTGGATATTTGCGATCGCCATGGTCTGGGCGAATTGCTGAGCCTTGCCGCCCGAACCGAGGCCCACGTTGATGGTCATGTCGTCGCGTGTCTTCCAGTCGCGCGGATCGACGCTGATCCAGGCATTACGCAACCGCACCGTCTGCTGGTGCTGACCGTGCTTGCGGATCGTGCCGTGCAGCAGCGAAAAGATATCTCGGACGCCTTCGGCCATGAGGCGCGCAATCAGCTTGATGCGCATCTGGGAAGCCGAAAACACCTGCGCGACCGCGGTCGCCGACTGGTTCTGCAACGCGTTGGCATCGATACCCTGGGCCTGCTTGCCGAGCCCGGTACGGGTCTCGAGCTCGGCATCGAGATATTGCAGCATCGGATAGATCGAGGTCGTGATATCAGGCACCACCTGCCAGTTGAGCCCGCCGGCTGTCTTAGTGCGCACCACACCGCCCGGCCGCGACACCAGAAGATCGTCCAGCGTATTGGGGCCAGCATTCTGCTCGGCCACCTCCACGCGCGGATTGTTGTGCAGATAGAGGTTGTCGAGCGCGCCGCGCTTCAGTGCGGTCTTCTCCCGCTGCAGCGGCATCACCAGGTCGGCTATCGAACGGCCGAAGAAGCGATGCGTCACCGGCACCGGCGTTGTCGTGGCGAACGGAATCTGGTCGAATGCCGCGATGCATTCCTCGCCGTCCTTGCGCAGGATCTCTCCTTGCTCGCCGCCCGTCAGGACCTGATAGAGGCAAGGCCTTCCCGTGCCTTCATAGTCCATCCGCACGTAATGCTCTGTGATCCGCACGAGCCGCGCCACCGAATTGACGCTGCTACCGCCGACTGTCGCCGTCAGATTCTCTTCCACCGTGTCGCGCGCCAACGTCTCGATCTCGGTCGCACCGGTATGCGAGCGGAGCGCCCTGATCTGTGGGGCATCAAAGCCTTCCGCGATCAACTGCCCTTCGGTCTTGGTGACGACCTCGTGGAAGCAGTAATTGCAGTCGCGGATACTGCGCGCACCGCGCTCGATGCCGAATTCCTCCGGCGGAACCCCCATAACCCGCGCCTGCGCGAGCTTGCGCGTGGTCAGGATGGTGACATCATGCGTGACGGGAGACCCCAGTGGCACCGGCGGTGCCAGGGCAAGTAAGGGAGCGACCATGTTGATTGAACTCGTGTTTGTTGGGCGCCAGCTTGCTTGCGCAATAGGCGACAGCGGTTCGACCTAAGCCGTTGATATTTCCATATTCCCGAAGGAGGCCGGAACCTCTCTAGTTCGTCGCTTCGGCCGTTTCGCGTGATGCGGTTGGATCGTGCAACGTATGCGCAACGATCTTCATTGCGCCGTTCGACTCCGCGACATCCTGCGCAAGCAGCGCGAACTGGTCATCGGTGAGGTCGTAATAGGTCTCCCGACTCTCCTCCTCCCGCTCCTCCCACCAGACCTTGACGATCCCAACTTTGGACAGCAGCGCATCCTTGATGAAGGAGTACAGGACCATGAAGCCGGGGTTCTGCTGCATGAAGACGTGGTTGACATAATCCGTTTCCTGCTGCGCGGCCGCCTCGTCCTCCGGACCGACCGGCTCGAAGCGGACGACCTCGTCGGAGCCGGCAAAGATGTCCATCAACGGCGGCATCAGGCCTTCGATGGTGTCGGCGACATCGGTCGACACCGCCCGTGATCGGCCGTCCTGCGCCGGCATGTCCTTGCGCATGTCGCCAAGATAGTAGTCCATGGCGTCCGCCCGCTCTTCGGCCAACTGCGCCGCCGACATGGCGGCGAGCGCATTGGCCTTCTCGGAAGCGAGCATGGCCTTCACTTCGGCGATTGACATTTTTTGCATGAAAGAGTCTCGATTTTGCAGAGATGTTCGGATCGTCAGCTTCAAGATCGATGGACTGTTAGCATTGAGGCCGGGCAGCTGCCTTCCACCGACGTCGGCAGATCCTCACACCCATCCCTGCTCCGCGTACCGGATCGACCGATTGAACCCGGTCACCCTGCCCGGCTGCTCATAACAGATCGCCATCAGGCCGAGTGCGTCGGCGGCATGGCTTGACCAGTCGTGCTCGGGGCCGAGACCGACATTGCGCACATCATCCTTGCGCTCGTGATAGAAACCGAGCGCTTCGCGGCCGGGCTCAGTCGTATCATCGTTGAACCAGAGCTGCGGGCCCAATCGCCTCAGTGCTTCGATCCTCATCATGGCCGCACCGGGCCCCTGATTCTTCACCGGAGGTTCAACGGTAAAGCCGGCATCGCGCAGATGGTCCTCGTAGCGCTTGCCGGTGATGTTGTTGGCGGCAACACCGTCGTGCGGCAGATAGAGGGTCGCGTTCTGATAGCCCCGCGAACGCAGCCAGTTGACGTGAAACGCCAGCACCTGACCGACGCTTTCGTAATAGTCCAGAATTCGGATTTCGTTCCCGACCCACTGCACCATCCAGATCGTGAAGGCATCGGCCGCCGCCCCAGCGCCGCCGATATCAATGAAGGCGCGCAACGGCAACAGCGGATCGGCGGACACCTTTCCGATCCGCCCCTGTGCGCGCGCCTCCGTGAGTAGCGAGGCGAAATAGGCGCCTTCGGAAGCACTTGCATATTCGCCCTCCCAAATGTGGCCGTAACGCTCCGGATAAAGCTTCCGGTCGAGCAGGCGTTCTTCCTCCAGCACCACCGGAAACCAGGGGTTGTCCCGCCAGTTCGCCTGTACGACAACGGCCCCCTCCGGCTTGCGCGTGCGAAAGAAATCGTCGATCGCGTCGCTCTCGCGCCTGGGATTCCAGCTCGCCCACAGTTCGGAATTCTTTGCGCGGATCGTCGGACGCAGCAGCGCGAGGCTGCGCGCGCTAAGGGATTGCGCCTCGTCGACCCAGGCAATGCGAAACCCCTCCAGTGACTTGATCGAGTCGGCCGTGTGATCCAGCATGCCACGAAAGATGATGAGTCCATCGCCCGGCGTCTCAATCTTATCGCTAAAGAGCTTGAAACCGTGACCGAGCCCAAGGCTTGCGATCTTGCCCTCGATCAACCGTTTCGAGGATTGCGCGAGCGTGCGCTGCGCCTCCCGAATGCAGACCGCCAAAGTGCCGCGCTCGGCCTGGCAGGTCTCGACCAGCAACTCGCCAAAGAAGTGCGATTTGCCTGAACCACGTCCTCCGTAAACCCCCTTGTAGCGCCCAGGCTTGAGCAGCGGCTCAAATATCTTGGCTGTCGGAATTTTCAGGATGGACAATTGCACTCACCAGCTTTGTGGCAGACCGGTACGTCTGCTCCATCGGCGTACCAATCATTCGGCGTGTCGCTCTGTCTGCCTTCGCCCGCATTCGTCACGACGCCGTCCACCGGCGACCGCAACGCAGGATACGTGAGATTGATCCCATGTTGCCCGACATTGTAATTCGCGTCGACGCCTGCATGTGGGGAGGTCGTCGGTTTCTCCCGTATTGCTCCGAACGGGCTCGTGGTTTGGGGTTCGAAGCCCCCGATGGGCGTCAACATTCGACGCATAGCATCATTCCAGGACATACAACTCTCCGAACTTTACAGAAATGCCTTCAACACAATGGGCCGCGCTGGCAGCTCGATACGATTTGCAGGGCCGCCCAAGTCGATAACAAGCAACAAGGAGATCGTTCTGCTGAAGAAGATCGACGAGAAGACAATTCTCCTTCGTGCGACCCAGGACGGAAAGTTCACGGACCCAGGAGGCAGGATCGTCTATTGTCCCGAGGAGCAGCAACGCATGTACGAAGAGTCCAAGAAGGTGCAATAAGGCCGGCTAACCACGGCTCGCGGACTTCTGCTCACGAAAATCCTTCCGAGAGCACGATCATGAGCAAGCCGGCGAGCGCGAGCGATATCAGATAGGCTGTCATCGTTTCTCCGAAAAGCAAGAGCGCGGCAGATCGCGAGACGAGGCGCGATCGTTTCGGGCGCGAACCCTATCCCTCCCGGGACCGCGGCGGCACAAGCCCAAGGCACCCAGTGCAAAACACCAGTCCAAGGCGCGCGCCGCAGGCCGGCGCGTTCGCGCGCACCGGCCCGTGACAGATTCAGCGTTCAATGTGAAAAGCTCGGACGGCGACGCGGTTGCCAGCGCTCGAGAGGTTGAGATGAAAATGCGGCGCCATGACGCGCAGCCGCCGTCCGATTCAACAAGCGGGACACAAAAAAGCCCGCGGCTAATTCCTGCGCGGGCCGATCTATGGATGTTTCGATGATGTCACTTTGCCGGTGATTTGCCCGACGTGTCAACGGCAGGAATTTTGTCACTGTTGCCATTTTCGGGATGCACGATGATGCGCTCGATTCGATGGATCAATTGAAGCGCATCATCGCTTCCATTCTCGAGTGGCTGCGCGGCCTTACCCCAGCCGCGGTCGAGGATCGCATTGGCCGCCGAGACACGGGCGGCTGGCGTTGCCTTGTTGCTCGTCATGATGCCGACAAGGACGTTGATCGCGGTTTCTGTATGGGTACGCGCCAGCGAGCGAATTTGAGTAAGGGTTTTGGGCAT